GTCATATTGCTTTAACAAACAGTGTAGCTGCAAACAATACTGCGGTAGGTGCGTCTGCTTTAGTAGCAAACACCACAGGCTCGGAAATGGTAGCAGTTGGTAAAGATGCTTTGGCAGCCAATACAACAGGACACTCCAACGTTGCTATTGGAGCAGATGCTTTAACAGCAAACACTACTGCCAATCACAATACTGTAGTTGGTAGGGAAGCCATGTTAGTTAATACTACAGGCGCAAGTAACACAGCTTTGGGCAGACAGGTTTTACAAGCCAATACGACAGCATCCAACAACACAGGAGTTGGTTATCAAGCCTTATATGCAAACACCACAGGCGCTGGTAATGTAGCAGTTGGCAGACAGGCAATGGATGCTAATACAACTGGTGCTGAAGGAGTAGGTATAGGTGAAAATGCTCTTGGTGCTAATACCACAGGAGACTATAACGTAGCCATAGGAGAAAATGCTTTAGGCGCAAATACAACTGCTTCTAACAACACTGCGGTTGGTAGGCGTGCTTTAGTAGCAAACACCACAGGTACAGAAAATACTGCCGTTGGTAAAGACGCAGGAGCAGCAATTACTACTGGAGACAATAATACCCTTATAGGTGCTTTGGCAGGTGACGAAATAACCACAGCCGATAATAACACTTCTGTTGGCTGGCGATCAATGGCATCTACAACGACAGGTGCTGAGAATACTGTATTGGGAGCAGATGCTTTTAGAGTTAATACGACAGGATCGAATAATGTAGCCGTTGGTTATCAGGCTTTAGTAGCAAATACAACGGCTTCAGATAATGTTGCTATAGGTTATGAGTCATTAAAATCTAATACCACAGGTGCTTCAAATGTCGCAGTAGGAAGATCAGCACTAGATGCTAACACCACAGCGAGTAATAACACCGCCATTGGTCATTATGCTTTAGTAGCAAACACGACAGGTACTGCCAATCTTGCGGCAGGAGCATACGCGTTAGATGCGAATACAACTGGAAATTACAATGCTGCTCTTGGTTATAATACTCTTACTGCAAACACAGACGGAGAAAGAAATACAGCGGTTGGTTATGCCACAATGCAAGCTAATACAGGTGGCGACCAAAATACTGCTGTGGGCTTTGCTGCGCTTGATGCGAACACAACTGCCGATAATAGCACAGCCGTTGGGTATGATGCGCTTACATCTTGTACTACAGGACACAGTTCTACTGCCGTTGGTAAATCTGCTGGACTTAATTTAACTACTGGTACAAATAATATGTTTCTTGGAAAAGATGCTGGTATCACAGGAAGTCCGGGTGGTAATGAAACTACAGGCAGTAATGGTATTTTTGTGGGAGATGAAAATATTGCAGGTGCTTACATCCAAGTAGATTGGACAATTTCATCTGATGAACGTGATAAAACAGACTTTACAGCTTTAGATTTAGGTCTTAACTTTATTAATGCTTTAGAACCTCTTACTTATAAATGGGATAAGCGTTCTAAGTATGGTGATAAAACTGCTGATGATTATGATTTAAACGCTCAAACACCTGACGGTACTCATAAAGAAGATTGGTTAGATATAGGTTTTAAGGCTCAAGCAGTTTTAGCTTTAGAAGAAGCTGCGGGATATAAAATAGCAGACAAAAAGAATCTGACTGTTTCTTTAACGGGAGATGAAAAATCATATGGGTTACAATACAGTAAGTTTGTACCAATTCTAGTTAAGGCTTTGCAAGAAGCTGATGATAAAATAGATGCGTTGACTGCTAGAGTCGAAGCATTAGAATCTTAATAATAAATAAAGAGGAATAAAAAATGGCAGTAACTAAAAAACTAACCAAATCTATTCCCCATGTGAAGTCCAGTAAGGCTGAAATGTGGGATTTAGAAATGACTTATGAGAACGACAGTGAAGGTGATGCGACTTATTACAAAACTGTATTCAGTCACACAGCCGTAGCAGCCGATGGTGATTTTACCAAAGCAGCTAAAAGTTCGTTTAATCTGGCAGCTTTGACCGCAATGTGTCCGACTGCACATTGGGATGATGTATTTGCGAGTCAAGTGGATTCAGTAATTACTAATCCAGCTACACAAGCAGTACCAGACGAAGCCTTTAGCGTACCTTCTAGCTAGAAATGGCTAAAAAGAAGAAGGCGAAGCCTGTCGAGGAGACAGATATTGAGGTCAATATCTGGAATATGCCTGCGGTTTTCGTATTGGAAACCCGTATGCCAGAGGCAATGGTTGATGATTTAAACGAATACTTAGACGAACTACGAGAATCCAAAGATAAAGAATCGTTAGCAGGTACTCTAGTAGGGCAAATTGCTCATGGTGAACAACTAAACATGGACCCAGAGCATGAGAAGGTTAGGGCTTATTCTAAGTTTATAACCAGTCTAGGCGCTCAGTATATCAACCATTTTATGCAAAATACGGGGTCTATGTTATCCAAGAATAGGCAAGTTGCAGTGGATGAAACATGGTCGGTACACAGTTACGAGGGCGATTATAACCCGATACACGACCACGGCACTAAAACCATTATGGGCATATCAACAACGTCTTGGACTAAAGTGCCACAACAGATACTAGATCAACCGACTGCTGGTGATTCCTTGTATAGTAAATACAATGCGTCAGGGGTTTGTGATGGCTACTTGTGCTTTAACTATGGTCGTAACGAGATAATGAATGTGGAACGGCTTAGACCTCCACAAAGTTTTGAAGTAAAGCCCGAAGTTGGCAAACTATACATATTTCCGTCTTGGCTTTCCCATATGGTTTATCCATTTAAAGGCGAAGGCGAAAGACGAACTGTGGCTTCCAACCTTAATTGTTGGGAGGTTGAGGAGGCTGCATGAGCAAAATTGCAGACTTAGAAATGGATATGCAAAGTCGTATAGCTAATGTTCATACTAAAATAGAAAGCCATGAAGCAGTTTGTGCTGAACGATGGCTTGAAGTAATACATCGAGTTAAGCGACTTGAGCATTTTATTTTGGCTACGCTTGTTACTTTAGTGATGGGCATGGCAGGAATAATATTTGGAGGTTGAAATGCCTCTATCAAGATATACTTTTCAGCCGGGAATTAATAAAGAAGGAACTTCATATAGTAATGAAGGCGGTTGGTTTGATTGCGATAAAATTAGATTTAGAGCAGGCAGACCAGAAAAGATAGGTGGCTGGGCAAAAAATGTTTTAAGTACGTTTTTAGGTACTTGTAGAAGATTACATCAATGGGTTGCTTTAAATGGCGATAAGTTTATTGGTCTAGGAACTAACTTAAAATTATATATAAAGCAAGGCTCTGCTTTTTATGATATTACTCCAATACGATCTACAACATCTGCTGGTGATGTAACATTTTCTGCTACTAATGGCGATGCCACTATTACTGTTACAGATTCTAGTCATGGAGCAGTAGTTAATGATTTTGTTACCTTTAGTGGCGCAGCTACTTTAGGGGGTCTTATTACTGCTGCTGTTCTTAATCAAGAATATCAAATTGCTAGTGTTGTTAATGCTAATAGCTATACTATTGAGGCTAAAGATACTGATGGCGATGAAGTAACTGCCAACAGCAGTGATTCTGGAAATGGCGGAAGTAGCGTTGTTGGTGCATATCAGTTAAATACAGGACTAGATAGCTATGTTTCTGGTTTTGGTTTTGGTTCAGGTTATTTTGGTGAAAGTAGTTGGGGAGGCGGTACATCAGGATTTACTTCTCAATTAAGACTTTGGACTATTGATAATTTTGGTGAAGATATGATTGCTAATCCTAGGGGTGGTGGTTTATTTTATTGGGATAAAAGTAGTGGCGTTTCAAATAGGGCTGTTAATTTTTCAGCTTTATCAGGTGCTGCAGATGTTCCTACAATAGCAAGTCAAGTTATTGTTTCAGAAACAGATAGACATATTATAGCTTTAGGAGCAAATACTATAGGTACTTCTACTCAAGACCCTATGTTAGTTAGGTGGTGTAATCAAGAAGATGCTGCAGTATGGACACCAAAAACTACAAATACTGCAGGAAGTTTAAGATTATCTGCTGGCTCTAAAATAATTGGCGCTAGTAGAACTAGAGAAGAAATAGTTATATTTACTGATATTGCTTTATATAGTATGCAGTTTATAGGACCGCCTTTTACTTTTAGTATTAATCTAATTACTGAATCAGTAAGCATGGTTTCTCCACAAGCAGCAGTTAATGCTAATAATTCTGTATATTTTATGGATCAAGATAATTTCTATGTCTATGAAGGAAGCATACAAACATTACCTTGTACTGTTAGGGCTTACGTATTTGATGATTTTAACTATAGTCAAGTATATAAAGTATTTGCTACAAGGAATGCTAAATTCAACGAAGTTACTTGGTTTTATTGTTCTTCTTCTTCTAATGAGATAGATCGTTATGTTACATATAATTATTTAGATAAAGTATGGCATATAGGAACTATGGATAGAACAGCTTGGATTGATATTGGTTCATCTACTATTGCGCCTTTAGCTGCAGGTACAGATAATTATTTATACGATCAAGAAACAGGCTCTAATGCTGATGGAAGCGCTTTAACTGCTTATATAGAAAGCGCAGATTTTGATGCAGGTGATGGCAATCAATTTATGTTTATTAGCAGATTAATACCGGATGTTTATTTTTATGGTACATCTGATGATCCAACAGTAACTTATTCAATTAAAACAAGAAATTATCCGCTTGGTACATTAACAACAGCAACTACAGCTTCAGTTGGTTCTAGTACAGGCGTTTCTAATATTAGGGCAAGAGCAAGGCAAATGAGAGTTAGAGTTGAAAGTACAGACTCTGATAATCTTTGGCGTTTAGGTGATACTAGATTTGATATACGTCAGGATGGTAGAAGATGAGCGATAATTTTAATGTTAAAGAGCCTTTAGAATTGCCTAAAATAGAATATGATCAAAGTTATTTTTTTAGATTAATCAATCAGTTGCGCTTAAAATTTAATCAAATTCAATCCCCAACTGAAATTAGATCAATTCAGCAGACTTTTGATTGGTATATATCATAATGGCAAATACCTATAAAAACGTGATGACAAGCCTTTCAAGCACCTCTGCTACAAGTGTTTATACAGTTCCAAATGATAAAATTGCTATTGTTAAGACATTAAGTGCTTATAATATAGATGGCAGTAGTGCTATGACACTTACAGTTCAGATGACAGACACAAGTGAAAGTGTTACAGTAACATGGGATAAAGAATCTATTGCTGCTGAGACTCGCAAGGCTTTTTTAACTAATGGCGAAGTCTTGGTACTAGATGAAGCTGATATAATAAAATTAACTGCAAGTACCGCTGATAAATTTAATATATTTATTAGTGTATTAGAGACCGATTAAAAAGAGAGACCACATAATGAATGAGAATAATCCACTTAGAGCAGCAGCTAATCATTTAGCTTCTAAAGGAAGATATGGCGATACCATGATGGTACACATGAATCCTATAGAAGTTGATATGCTTGCTTCTCTATCGCCTACAGGCGAATTAACCACTAATCCAGATACAGGACAGAAAGAAGCATTTTTGCCTTTACTTTTTTCTATGGCTGCTCCTGCTCTTATGGGAGGCGCAATGCCAGCATTGGCTGCATCCGCTTTGGGTACTGGTCTTGGAACAATAGCTGAAGGTGGAAGCCTTAAAGAAGGTATTACAGCAGGTCTTATGGGCGGTATAACTGGCGGTTTAATGGATAAATTTATTGGCGGAAGTGAAATGTTTAAAGATTTAGGCAAAACTGCTGGTGAAGGTGCGCAACAGTTAGGAACTCTTCCAGAAGGTTTTGTTGGTCCGCCAGCGCCATCAGATTATCTTCCTCCTTCTCAAATAGGTGGAAATATGGGAGCGCTTAGTGCGCCTACTTCTGTTACACAAGGACTTGCACCTACCATTACTCCTCCGGTTTCTGATCCTAGTTTCTTACAAAGAATGGGTAGCGGAGTAACAAGCGCTCTTAGTCCTGAAAATATAGGACAAACAGCAGGGAGTATAGGTTCTGGTTTAGTTGGAGAAATGTATGTTCCTTGGGATACTCCTGATGCAATAGCTGAAGAAGAAAGCGAATATCAGTACGAAGGACCATATATGCCTACAGAGCAAAGAAGGATGATTGGTCCTATTGATCCATTAGCTTCAGCTTTTGAGGGTGAACAAATGATGCTTGAAGGTGATGTTTTACCTGAAGGTTATAATATGCGTCCTCTTGGCTATAATTATGGTGGTCTTGTAAAGCGTTTAAACAAGGGAGGAATGGCTGATAAGCAAGGTCAAATAGAAGCTATGGCTGCTGAACAACGCATGAAGGGTGATCTTATGAATAGAATGTTGGGCGATAGACCTTTAATTCCTGAAAATAGAATGCCTACAGGTGATATGCCTATGCCTAGAAGAATGCCTATGCCTACAGGTGATATGCCTATGCCTAGAAGAATGCCTATGCCTACAGGTGATGACATACCTAGTTCTTCAACAATGCCTCATGGAAAAGACTGGATACCTAGAACTGATGACATGATGCCACCACTTACTAGAAAAAAACTAATGGAGCCAGTTAGATAATGCCAAAAGGAGGAAAAGGGTCAACACCTCAATCATCCCAATTTAGTCAACCTATGCCTCAATATGGAGGTAATTACATGGGTAATATGGGCAATATGTATGGCGGAGGACAAATGGGAATGGGCGGAGGTAGAGGTGGTCGTAGATTTGGCAATGTAGGCATACCTAATGTTGGCACTCCTCCAGCCGGAAAAGCAGGCGGATTTACTAATACTAGCCCATTAAGAATGCCTGAACGTGCGCCAATGCCTAGTTTAATGGATCAATATAATTCATTGAATAGAGGGGTTATGCCTTTTCAACCTTTAGGAATTAGGGGTTATACGCCACAAGTTTATCCAATGTCTCAGCCTACATATGATCCTTTTGATAGGGGAAGTTACTATAAACCTAGACAGGAAATGAGTTGGATTCAGCCTCCTACAATTCCTCCACAGATACCTAATATTCCTGCTATGCCGAATATACCAAATATTCCTATTGGTCCGATTGGTGGTGGTGGTTTTGATTTTTGGGATAATCGTCCTTATGTTGATTTTGACCCAAGAGAAGCATTAAGAAATTATATGCCACCTTCAAGAGAGCAACAACAATTAGGACAGCAACAACAAATGGCTAGACCCATTGGACAAGAACAAGCACAGATGGCTTCCGGTGGTTTTTCACCTTTTCAGCCAATGCCTGCAGGAGAAAATCAAGGTTTACAATCACTTATAACAAAAGATATATTAAGAAACACTAATCCTGATAGGAGTGATCCTAGTTTTAATAGAGAAATACCCTCTACGAATTATATTGAACAGCAAACAGCACCTATGGGTTTATCTTCATTGCCTAATTATGTTGAGCCTGTTAGTGGATTAACTGCAGATACTACTTCGTATCAACAACAATTGCCTTTTATATCTAAGATTCCTGAAACAATAAGTCGTCCAGAACCTACTCCAATAGAACCTATGCCAAAACCTTTTGGAATAGGTATATCTGAACAAACTATAGAAGATAATCCTGTATTAGCTAGAAGAAGGCGTGAACGTGCAATGGCTAGAAGTGGTGGAAGTTTGCCTAGATCAATGGGTGTTATGGCTGAAGGAGGTCTAGTTAAATTCCAAGAAGGCGGTGTTGTAGATGGAGGAATGCAGCTTGAACAGGAAGTTATTGCTGCTGTTATGGGTCAACATCCTAATCCTGATGAAGTGTTTAAACGCTATATAGATGCTTATGGAGAAGAAGGATTAATGGAATTATTGGCAGTAATTGAGCAAATGATTCCTTCTGATGGAAGGATGGTTGAAGGTGCTGGCGATGGTTTAAGTGATTCTGTTCCAGCAATGATAGACGGACAACAACAAGCAGCATTATCTAAAGATGAATATGTTATACCTGCAGATGTTGTTGCTCATGCAGGCAATGGTTCCAGCGATGCTGGAGGAAAGAAATTTGATCAATTAGTTTCAAAAGTTAGGCAAAATAGAACAGGTACTCCTGTTCAGCCTGAAGCTATTGAATTAGAAGAAGTTGCACAGGAGGTAATGGTTTAATGCAATCATCATTGGTTCCTCCTGAGTATATAAGAAGTATATACCCTGAAATAGAGCCTTTTTTAGATAAATTAATACCTATTACAAATGGGCGTTTTATTAAAATAGATTTATTGCATGATCTTTTAATTGGAAAGCAGCATCTTTGGATTGTAACTGATGATGAAGAATATATTGTTGGAATGGTGATGACAGAAGTTTTACACTATCCAAGAAAAAGAATACTAGGTATTCAATATTGTGCAGGTGAAAAGTTAAATGAATGGATGGATAGCACTCTTGAAATATTGGAAAATTGGGCATTAGATAATGAATGTGAAGCAATGGAATTAACAGGTAGAAAAGGATGGGTTAAGAAGTTAGCTTTACAGGAATGGAAACAAGAATACGTTGTTGTTAAAAAAGATAATTTAAAGAAAACTAAATTAAGTTTAGTTAAGTCGGAGGAAAAAGATGGGAAAGGGAAGCAAAAGCAATCAGCCTCAACAGGTGATTCAAAGCGGTCAGACAGAAACCTATCAAAGCAGACTGCCTAAATACGCTGAGCCGTATTTTCATAACCTTATGGGTCGTGCGCAAGCATTATCCTATGAGGACTATATTCCCTATGAAGGACCACGTGTATCCGGTTTTTCTCCTGAACAATTAGGCGCACAAGAAGGAATTAAGGCTATAGCACAAAGAGACATGCCTTTAATGAGGCAAGCTGGTCAACTAGCAGGTAGGTCTGCTCAAGGCTCTCCTTTAATGGCTTCTTCTACATATACTGCTGCACCTATATATACAGGGGTTACAGGCGCTGGTCCAGAAGCTTATGCTTCTATAGGAAGAAAACAATTTGATGCTGGTCAATATATGAGTCCTTATTTAGAAAATGTTATGAATAGACAGCAAAGAAGGGCTGTACAAAGATTTGACGAAGATCAGCAAAGAAGAAGCGCTCAAGCTATTAAAAGTGGTGCATTCGGTGGTAGTAGGCAAGCAGTTGGAGACTTTCTAGCACAAAGAGAACTTAGTGAAAGATTAGGTGATATAGAGGCTCAGCAGTTAGAAAAAGGTTATCAGTCTGCTAGAGCGCAATTTGAAGCTGATAGAGCAGCTAAATTTAAAGCATTAGGCATGAGCGATCAACAAGCATTAGCTTTGGCTAAACAACAGTCACAAGAACAAATTGCTACTGAAGAAGCTAAAAGACAAGCTGCTTCTCAAAATTTACAAGCACAAATTGCTAATCA